GTTACATATAAAGAGGGTGTGTATAGCAATACTGCAATGAGGCTAGGTTTAAAAAATGAACCTACAGAAGCCCATTTAAGTAACATGGAGTTACTATCAGAAAAAGTATTCGAACCCCTTAGAGTGCACGTAAACGGCCCTATAAAGATCAATTCGTTCTATCGAGGACCTGAATTGAATAAAGCGATCGGAGGATCGAGTAAATCACAACATTGTAACGGCCAAGCGATGGATATTGACGATACTTATGGCTACATGAGTAACGCTGATATGTACGAGTATATAAAGAAAAACTTATCGTTCGATCAAATGATATGGGAATTCGGAACGGATTCTAACCCAGACTGGGTACATGTAAGTTACGTAAATGAAGAGGCTAACAGAAATAGATGTTTGCTAGCTTATAAAGATGAAAATAATAAAACAAAATACAAAACTATATAAGATGGCATACAAAATGGACCCCACCAAAAAGAAAAATAAAAATGGTGGAATAAACAAAATAGTAAAAGGAATAGCAGAAGCAGGTAAACATTTATTGATTCCTGGCTATTCAATTATCAAAGGAGCTAATAAAACACTTACAAAGTTAAAGCCCAAACCTGGTATATTACCTAGTATACAGGCATACAAACAGTCACAAGTGGGTGTAACCCTTACTAAAACCTTAACTTCTAAGCCAAAGGCAAAAGCAGCAAACTTGGAAAGAAAGAAACCGGTTAAAAACAAAAAATATGCCAGTTCAGTTCAAGTTTCAGGAGGATCAGGTGTTCAGCCAACTGCTAAGTCTGAACTTCCAAAAGGTAATACTAATATTAAACCAGTTAAGCCTAAAGTAAAAGCGGCTGAGGCTAAACCTAAAAAGGTAAAAGTCAAAATTAAACACAATAAGACTAAAATTAAAATTAAAAAATGAAACTATGGAAAATTGTCCTTTTTGCACTTTTTGTATTTGTAGCTAGTTGCGCAGTACAAAATAAACCCAAAATAAAGATTACCCATGTGTTAGCTATAACACAAGAAGGTGACACATTAACTATACCTATTGATGTTATAAGGCCTATTAATTATAGAATAATAAACTATAATACAACGCCAAGTTATGGGTGGTATCACGGTGGCAGAACATATCATTATGATTATAGTTATGCGCCATCAAATAGAGGAAGTAATAATAATAACAAAGGCTCAGATAAAATTGTGCCTAGAGAAGATCCCGGAGATGGAAGACCATCTGGTGAAGTTTTAATGAAGGGAAAAAAATAATATAATATGAATACAATATCGCCGGAATATAAAGAGCAGATTACAAAATATCACGCAAGCAGGCCGTGGGGTGGCGCTGTTAGAGGTTCAGGTCAGATGCTACATAAGTATCTGATATTAACTAATTCAAAATCTATATTGGATTATGGAGCCGGAAGAAGTGATTTAAAAAAAGAATTAGACTCATCTTACCCTGATCATCCTTATATAATAAATGAATACGAACCAGGTATACCTGAGCTAGCAGAAGATCCGCCAGTAAGTGATGCAGTAGTTTCATTTGATGTAATGGAACACGTTGAACCTGATTTAGTTGATAATGTCATACAACATATATATGATAAAACTAACTTATGGACATATCACAAGATATGTTTAAAAGCGGCAACGGGTGTATTTCCTGGTACAAAACAAAACCTACACTTAACTATAAAACCTGGATTTTGGTGGTTAGAAAAATTTAACAAGAAGTTTGAATTTTTAGAAACCGGAATGAATTCAGGATATGTATATTTTTTAGGAGTAAAGAAATGAAATTTTTTGATTTTAATAATAACGGAAAGTATGATTGGTGGGAGTATATATTACCTTTTGTAATAATACTTATCATTGAAATTATTGCTGAGATTGTGGCACGATACGTGACGTTTTAGAAAATTTTGGTGCAGTCTTCATTATCTTTTGACCCCTCATCCAATTAGTATACGGTACTTCATTTTCTTTCAAGTCTGAAAGTATATGCCAATTTATTAATCCCCTTCGTTGAAGAGACCTCATATATTGTTGTTCCATATCTTTATCATGAGCTGGTCTATTTAAAATATAGACTGGCAAGTGCCAACTGTGTGGATCACAATTACTAACTTTACCACGTTTATCACGCGGTCTTTTATTAATTGTTTTAGCAAAGAAGTCAAAGCCTATAAGATCAATACTTTTATAGGTTTTTATTTTTTGTAAAAACCATACTATAGTAATAAAACCTGCACTAGGTCTATAATCATTAGTACCTTTCAAATCTTTACCAAACTTATTCATAACCGTAATAAGTTCTTTATCAGAATACATTTGTGTGTATTCAGGAAAGTCTTTTGGTAACCTATCTTCTAATACCCAATCCTTAAGCATTAAGTTACCTCGACTTCTATTTATTAATACTTTCGTATTTTTAAATTTGCCTGTAGCAAATTCTTCTTTAACATTGTTAAACGCTGGCGCTCTAAATTGACCGGTTACCCATATGTCACATTTAGTGCCAAGACTTTTTTCTTGTAAAGGTGTAGCTTCAATAGCTCTTCCAAACCTTATAACAATATCATACTTATCGATAAAGTCTGAAAGATTATGATTCATAATCTCTACAGAGTTACCGATAAATATAATACGTTTATCTTTTACAAACTGTTGTATATCCTCCACCATTCTTCTGAAGCTTCTGCGTCTTTATAACTATCAAACCAAGGTCCGCCGTTTGTATAATGTAATGCCTTAGCACCTTCTATATTATAATAACCAACTAATGAATTATATTCTTTAGGTATTGAACCTATGTTATCTTCATTTATAAAATGAAATTCATGTAGCTGTGCTGGCGTTGCGTTATCTAAATATTCTTTTGTTAATTTATTTTTATACCATTCATTTCTGAATATCATTAAGCTAGACCAGTTTTTCTTTGGGTAACTTTTATTAACAACACCATTCATTTTGTTAGCGTCTGCTTCATAGTCATCATGCTTTACAACAGCTAAGTTATATTGATTTATATATTTTCTTATTTCTCTTGGATCACATTTCCATAAGAAATCATTATCACAAAACATTGCAATACCTTCGTAATTACAAAGTAATGGTACATAGAATCTAGTAAAAGAAAATTCTGTTGATTCTCCATTAACATCATCTCTGCCATAGATGCCAGCATCTTTTAACTTAGCTTTATCTAACCAAGTTATTTTAGCTTCTGGCCAATAATATTTAATTGATTGTGCGCAAACTTTTGTTGCGTCTGTATATCTTGAGTCGTGTCCTATAAATATTCTCATAACTATGCTTTTTTACCTGATGATCTTCTGTTAATATCATCATGATTAAACTCTGCCCAGTACAATTCAAAAGCAACACCATCTTCTAATCCTTCAAACTGATGAAACTTTCCTGGCTTTACCATAGTAAAATCACCAGCTTCTAATATTGTTTCATCAACAAGACCTTGATCATCTTGCCAAACTCTAACGAGCATTTTACCGGATTCAACAAAAAATCCGTTCCATTTAAATTTGTGTTCATGTTCTGAACATTTAAATCCTTTATTATATTCTATTCTATGAAATTCTAATACACCGTTCTTGTGTATCATTTCTGTTTTACCCCAAATTTTTCCTGCTTTCATTATTTACTTTGTTTAAAATATGGTTTAGACCAGTTAGACTTATTTGATTTAACGTGTTGAACTTTTTTTGTAACTCTCACTTTAGTATAAGGCGCCCAGTTATACCATTTGCCTCTTCTATTTTGTGATACAGGTGTTATTTTAAAGTTCTTTAATGTTTGATCTGGTTTATTTTTGAAGTGTATACTTAATAATATTCTAGGTCCTATAGTATCAACTTTATGATATTGATAAGACGGAATATATAACATATCTCCAGGCTCTAAAACAAATTCATCTATTATTGTTTTAGGTTTATCAGGAGTAAACTCTTCATATATAGTCCATTTGGTTTTACCTTCAGTATGAAATAAAAAGTTTTCAGTTGCATCTGCATGTGCAGGAAACGACTTTGATTCAGCATTTGGAGAAGCATAAACATTTACTTGTCCGTGCCCAAAGAATTTTTCAAATTCAAAACAAACTTTAACTAAGTTTTCTTTTTCGTATTCAGCAAAAGGTATTACAAATGTTTTATTTTGTTTTTTCCAAAAATCAAATATTTGTTCTTTACTTAACATAGGTAACTTTAATTTACCTTTAAGTATTTTATCTAAGCACCATCTACCATCTTTGGTTTTATCGGTACCCTCTATTATTTGTAAACTTTTTACATTCGGGTATCTGTTTAAATAATTATTTAAATCATCCCACGTAAATAAATTCTTAAATTTATTTCTTCTTATTACTAAATGTTTTTTACCCCAGTAATTTTGAAAAAAGTTTTTTACACTAATAGGCTCTAGTATATTTTCTAATGTTATTCTATCCATCGCAAGCTAAACAATTTTCGTCCATTGCTTGATCGGCAATATCACCTCTCAATACAGACTCGGTTCTCATATAATATAATGTTTTAATTCCTTTTTTCCAAGCAGCCATATGCACTTTATTAATCCACTTTGGCGTTGCTGTTGAAGGAAAGGCTAAATTCAAACTAACTGACTGGTCAACATATTGTTGTCTTATACCAGCTTGATTAACTAATTCTAATTGATTAATTTCTTTGAAAGTTCTGAATATTTCTTTGACGGGTATGTCGTGAGGTCCATGAGTAACACTGTCTAATTGTTTTAAACCTTGTATAGACCCTCCGTCCTTTAGTATCTTCGACCATATTCTTTCGTTATCTATTTTATTTTTTCGTAATATTTTTTTAAGTGTTGGGTTTTTACGAATGAAAGTACCTTTCGCACTTTGCTCTGTGAATACATTAGCTGCCCACGGTTCAATACCTGGGCTAACATTTCCACTAAGCTTAGAGTTACTGACAGTAGGAGCAATAGCGCGTAGGTGGGTATTACGTAAACCAGTACCGACACACCAAAGAGGTTCTCCAAAAATTTCAGCCATAGCTCGTGAAGCTCTTTCAGATTCGATTTTAATTTGACTAAATATTTTTCTTGTTTCATATTGTGATAATAATCCTTCAAATGGTAAACCTTTTTCCTGTAAATATGTATGCCAGCCTAGCACACCTAATCCTAAAGCTCTACCTTTTTCAGCAGATCTAACAGAATTATGGAAGCCAACTTTACCTTTTGATTTCTGTATAAATTCTTCTAACACGCCATCAAGAAACCATGTGGCGTCATATATTAAATTGGTTCCTTTCCATTCATCATACTTGGCTAAGTTTAATGATGATAAACAACAAACAAAAGAATGAGACTCATCAGTATGTAATGTAATTTCACTACATATATTTGTCATATGTACTTTTAATCCGTGTTTTTTGTAAGCATCTGGGTTATTCTTGTTTGTATTTCCCTTAAATAAGATATAAGGTTCTCCAGTTGCTTTACGTTTTTGTAATAGCTTACCCCATATCCTCCTCGCATCTTGATCTCCAGCATCAAGTCTTCGCATGAACTTGTCGCCGACCACAGCGCACTGGTGTAGGTTGAGCGATTGACGATTAACGTCTCCTTTAGGTTCTCGTATTTCCAACCACTCTTCAAAATCGGGGTGGTCAATATTAATATTAACGCTTGCAGCTCCTCTTCGGACAGATCCTTGGTTCGTTGCGAGTATAGTGCTATCGTAGATTTTACAAAAAGGCACAGTTCCATCAGATGTTCCATTTCCAGTTATGTTTGCACCGGCGGGTCTAATCATATTCAATCCAATGCCAACTCCACCGCCGTGCTTTGCGAGTAACATCATCTCTAAATTTTTCATACCAATGTCATAGATGCTGTCCGCAACATCAATTCCAAAGCATGATATAGGCAATCCTCGATCTGTACCAGTATTAGATAGCACAGGAGATGCCAAACACAGCCAACCTTTCCATATATATTCAAAAAAAGTTTCGGCTAGTTCTGGACGCTTTAAACGCTTCGCTACAGTTTCAGCAACACGCATATAAGCATCGCGAGGAGACTCAGTATTAATTAAATAACCTCCAGCAATTGTTTTCTTATATACATCTGTATCACCCCAGCTAGGATAATCAATTCCCTTTTTCCAGTTGTTGTTCCACATTTTTCTTTTCTAATTTTTGTAATTCTTTAACTAATTCTTTCCATTTGTCCTCTCCAATATGTAATTGAAAAGCGGTTAATGTACCCTGAGCTAAGCTTGTAACTTGTTCTAAGTCTTTAAGTGTTCTTGTTAGAGCACCACCTAAAACTTCAACTTGCTGCTGTAATTGTTTAACATTTTTTTGTATTCCCATATTAAGTTATTAAATGTTTTATCCACGCAAATAAACCATTAAGGTTTAATGCTACTAAGTTCCATTGCTTTCTTGATCCAGTCTGTACCATCACACAAATAAAACCTATTATATACAACCAAGGTTCTAATGTCCATTGTGCGGCAACTAAAAGACCGGCACCCATATATCCAATACGGGTAGCCATTCTTTCTAATGGTCCTAGTTGTCTTCTTCTTTCAACAAGAAACCTTTTATATTTATTTATTACCATATATCTTCAAAATCTTCTCCTTCATTCGCTTTGCTATAGTCAGTCGGCCTAACAGCAAAGAAATCAGTGTGAGTGTGACCCCCAGTAAGATGATCGAACCAAGCCATTTTTTCAATTGATTTTTCGTCATAAAAAGTAAAATCCCATTGTTTATATTTCTTTGATGTATAACCTAACTCAGCTAGCTTATCGCCAACTCTTTTCTTAATAAAATGTTTAAGATCGTATTGCGTTATACCTTCTATATCACCCATTTCAAATATCTTACTAATGTAAGTCATTTCAGCATTGTGCATTGTTAAAGCCGCTTCAAATATATGTGGTTCACATTCAGCTTTTAATCCTGGTACTTGCGAACACATGTGTCTAAATAATTGACAACCCATTTTACTATGCAATGATTCGTCTCTTACAGACCATTTCATTTGTTGGCCAATACCTTTAAGTAAATTACGTAACTGAAAACTGTAAAGCACGGCAAAAGCAGAGTATAAAGAAACTCCTTCTGCGAAAGCTGAAAAAGTAGCCAATGACTTTCCGATACCAACGGGATCGTTGCCATCATATGCAACAAGATTATCAAAGCGAGCAGCCGTAGCTGGCTCATGAAGAAAAGCTTCATAGTCTTCGAGTCCAAGTGTTTCATTTAAATAACTGTAAGCTACAGCGTGTATTGTTTCTTGTGAGCCGAACATCATAGCCATTTGCTGTATCTCATGTTTAGGAAACCATGATACGACTTTCTGTGTCCAGTAATCTGATACTGCACATTCTGTTTGAGCAAAGCCTAATAGTATATTACCAACTAAATTCTTTTCTTCAGCTGTTAACTTTTCGTTCCAGTCTTTAACATCACCGCTCATTGGTATTTCAGTATGTAACCAAAATGCTTGAGCTTGTTTTAACCAGCCCTCAGTATAATACTCAGGATATTCAAAAGGTTTATAAGGTATTCTTTCTGTAAATAAAGGTGCTTTACTCATATTAATTATTTGTTTTTCCATTCTATAGCAAGATCAATAAATGGTATATAGAACACCACTTGTGACCAGATAGGTCCTTCATAAGTTCTAACCCCGAATAATAATCCAGGATATAAACCTATAGCCATTGACCAATCATCTTCCTTGCCCTCGATATTGTTTGACATAATTTTTACTTGATTTTAAGTTTGACGTTTTAGATTTCGCATGAACTCCAGGACGACGAACTTTTGATTTAATTTTATATTGATATATATTTACTTTAGCCATAACATTTTATTCCGTATTTATTATGTATAAACTCTAAATCTTTCCATCTTAAATAACCTCGTGTAGCTAAAGACCATCTGATGAACGTATCAATCTTACGTTCTTTATATTTACGCCTAGCTAAATGCTTGGCGGATTCTCTAGTATTTCTATTACGCGGTCGCATTCTTTTTGATTTTGTGGTTTAAATAAAGTATAGTTTGGAAACTGTTGAGTTACCAATCTTTTAAATAATTTCCAACGCATTGGAAAAGATTCGTTAGGTCTACCTTTTGTTTCTATAATAAAGTCTTTACCAATAAAATCTGGTGTATACTTTATAGGTAATACTCTTTTACTACCTCTGTTTTTGAATAAGCCTTTACTGTTGGCTTGTCTTTCATAAGCTTCATTATCAAAATGAAAACCATTTAATAACACAAATGTTTCACCTTCGTATTTAGCTTTTATGTTTGCTTTTTTCAAAGCCATATACATATATTTTTCTAAGCCAGATGCAAAGGTTATTCCATCGTATTCAACTTTTTTAGAAACTACAGGTCCTCTTTTCTTTTTTCTATAGTACTTTTTCTTCATTGACTTCAATATCTTTTACAAATGTACCATTGATCATTTTGCCTTTTCTATTGCATATTTCTTTAAATGCAGCAGATATACATTCTTCTATAGTAAAGCCTTCGAGATAAGCTAAGTTCGTTAACACAACTACAATGTCGCCAACAGCATCTTTAATTTCATCATTATCTTTATTAAGCAATGCTTTAGCTAATTCTCCAGCTTCTTCTTGAAGCTTAACATATTGTGTGTGACTATTACCTTTTTCGTATATACCTCTTTCAGCAGCCCAGTTTCTTATTAAATCAAACTCTGTTAGAGTTGTTAATTCAGTTGTGCCAGCTTTATATTTATTTAAAGGCATTTTCTTTATGTTAGTCTTCATGGTTTCTATTAAGCTATTTAAACTGTTTATTTCACTAAATGCTTCCCATAAAGCTTTATTATATACATAGCTTCTATCGCTATTGTATCTAGATATAAGGGCATTATTAGAAATCCAGTCTGCTAATTTAGCACATAATAATATTTTTCCAAATTCAGTTTTCCATGTTAGCCCGAGTTGATCGTGCAATCTGCCTCGTAATTTTGATACAGGCACTGGAAAAGTTGTGGTTTGTTCGGTTACGTTTATTTTCATTTTAAATAAATTTTTATAAAGTTTAGTGTCTCTCCTATATCCGAAAGACTTTTGAAGTTCTATCTCTCTGTCTGATATATAATCTATATCGTCCGATTGATCAAGAACTTCATATTCACTAGGTTTATAACCCTGCGTTTGCGTAACCCTTTTATAAAGATCACGTGTAACGCCGATTTTTTTACCCGGAATGTGATATAAATAGTATGTCATTACTTACCAACGTTTAATTTTGCCGGTATTGCCGACATAGGATTATAATTAATTAACTCGAAATTTTTCTTTTTTGGTATTTCTAAACCAGGGTTACTTCTATGGCCACCTTTAAATACAATACCATCGCCGTGTATTTTTAATTTAGGTAACTCTATTGGCTTATGTGGGTTAAAAGGATTTCTATATACATAAGTTTGCGCAGCATCAAGATGATTTAAATATAAATGACAATCACCAAGTTGGCCTATTAATTTACCTGGTTTGTATACTGTATTAACACAAAGCAATTCAAGTAATACACCGTACATTGCAATATCATAAGGCAAACCTAAGAATACATCTGCAGATCTTTGAACCCATATTAAATCCATTTTATCACCATTTATATTGACTTGTATAGCATAATGGCATGGAGGTAAAACCATATTCTTTAATTTATCTGGTCTCCACGCACTTAGTATATGTCTTCTTGACATTGGATCAATCATTATACCGTATATTAAATTCATAAGCTGGTCATAACCATTAAAGTCACGCCATTGTGCTCCGTACACTGGGCCAAGCTTACCATCTTTACGACCTGATCTTTTATAATCATCATCCCAATAATGAACGCCATTTTCATGTAAATATCCCATATCAGTTCTACCATTTAATATCCATAATAGTTCTGATATAACATGATTAAAATACATTTTCTTTCCAACTAACATTGGAAAACCTAATGACATATCGTGCTCAATCTGTCTACCGAATAGATGCTTAGTACCTACACCTGTTCTGTCTTTCTTTTCAGGAGCATTCAATAAGTTTGCTACTAAAGCTCTATACTGTTGTTCTATATTTGTCATAATAATATTTACAAAATTTATAATATTCTGGCCATAACGAATGCTTGTCATAAATAGACGGAGCAAAGTTACATTTTTCTCCTCGTTTATATGGCCCTATGTTTATACATATTTTCCATTGTCCGTCTAATCCTGTTGACCAAGGTGATATTCTTATATTGTTTCTTGTACAAAACAATTTCCATTCTTGTTCTTCAGGCGTAGCCACATATGCTGGCAACGGATTTGGTTTTCTTTTTTTATATAAACTTTTCATTAATCCCAAGGCATAGCCTCATCTTCAGTTACTGATTCATAATGAGGAATAAAGCTACCTGATTTAGGTTCCCATTTAAATATTGCTTCAGCACCATTCTCGCCAAGATTTTGAAACTTAACTTTTAAAACTTTTGCTTTAACAGTTTTAGCATCGTAATCTCTATGAACTAATAAGCCATGATAAGATGCATCATACCATTCACCACCACCTTTAATGTTATACATAGTTGGCTCTTCAATTTTACCATCTTGTGTTTTATACATTTTAGTTGGGTGAGCTACAATAAATACTAAGACATCAAACTTCTTTGCAAATGTTTCAATCTTAGTTAGATATTCCATTGTATATCTGTTTACATCTTCAGTCTTACAATCTACGTCTCTGATCTTATTAAAAGGATCTATAACTAGACATTTAATACCTTTACGCTTAACTAACTCAGCACCTTTACGCAATACTGTTTCAAGAGTATAGCGTTCCATATCAATAAAGAAAAAGTTATCATTGACGTGCTCAGCTATTTGTTTCCATTTACTTGTGCCAATATCAGATTTACGTGGCATATCTTGCCACACCTTTCTCATTAGCTTATGAGCGTGTAAATACGTTGGCGCGTTTTCAGGTGATGCAAATGCTGTTTTCCATTGGTAGTTATTATTATAACCAACTACCATCTGATCAACGAAATCTGACTTTCCGCTAGATGGTATGCCAGTAACAGTGATAAACTGGCCAGTGTAAGTAGAAAAAATATTATCAAAATTAGGTAACCCAACTTGATAACCTTTCTTAAAACCATTTTGTACAAAGTCTGTAACTTCATGTTCTATATCTTTAAAAGTTGTTACATTCTCAAGTGGTACAGGTCTACATTCTGTTATTGCATTTGCTAGATCTTCTTTACCGTACTTGATTAAATAATCGTTAGCATCTTTACAATCAATAAAGTTTACTAAGTAACATACTTCCGCACCTAGTCTTCTTATTAATTCATTTTGTAATGCAACGCCAGCTTCGTCTTGATCAACTGCTAATATTATTTTTTCTTTGTCTGTGAAATAATCTATACAGTTATCAAGATAATCTAAATTGTTATGATTAAGTGTAGCTCCATTAGGAACAGACACTACGTTTTTAATACCAGCTTCATGAAACGCTAACGCATCCATTTCACCTTCAACAATAACACATGTATCATAACCTACTATGCTATTAATATTATAAAAGACTTTCTCGGCACCTTTATATAATTTAAAATGCTTTCGTCCGTCTCTGTATTTAATATTGATAAGCTCATCACCTATCATATAGTTGAACTTAATTGTATTTTCAACCTTGCCAGTTTGTGGCATGAATTCTGGGCCCACTGATACATTACAATCTTCTAATGTACTCTGCGATATACCTCTTGTTTTAAACCATTCAATTACTTTATCACTAGCACTTACTGGCTTATGTGTTTTAGTAGTAAACTCTGGTTTAGTATATACTTTATCACTGCCGCCTTTGCGTTGATAAGTATGTAATTGAAATGTTGAGTCACAGTTGTGGCAAGTACCCAAACCACGATCCCAATCATAACTAGCACACTTTGCTTTTTTATTCTCAGGTTTACGGTTATGTGAACACAGGGGACAAATCCCCTGCGTTGCACCAACCTTTAAATCGTGATGGTTAAACTGGTCGATTAAAAATCCGTTAATCTCCGTGTTGTTTACTTGCATCGATTTTTAATTAAAATGGTAAATCATCAACTGGTTGTTGAACTTGTTGAGGCATAGCAGCCGGAGCATTATCTCTAGGTGCTACTTCAACGTTGTCGCCGTTCGTCCAAACTACTTTTACATTACCAAGATAAACTTTCTCAGTCTTAGCATCTCTTTCGTCTTTTGATTGTTGAACAATCACAGGACCTTGATTACCAAACTGATCAACTTCATCGTTGATAGTAATTGTAATTGGTAAGTATTTACCTTTCTTACCGTCGATAATTTTATCTTTCGGTATTTTTGTTAAGTCAATACTCGTTGCTATTATACTTGCCATATTATGCTGTTGTTTTAAATAAATTATTGAACATAGTTCTTAGCTCAGTAGTTCCTACTGTAGCTCCCGTAGCTTGTAATCTACGTCTAAAGTTGTCAGCTTTTTTACTGTACAAATGTAATCCGTCTGCTGATTTTGAATTAGCATAGAATTCTGTTGTAGGAAATGTCATTCCTGTCATTGCACATTCTTTTGTTGTAACTTTTTTTCTTCTTCCCATAATTAAATTAAAGTGTTAAATTAATAAAAAATTGTGATGGATCAAATCCATCGGTTTTGTAGAATAAATCGTAAGCTTCTACGGCTCTCTTTACCTTGTCTTTACCTGATTCATAAAATTCAGGTGAACAATCCATAACTGCTATTTGATGAGTTTCTTTGTCAATTACTATAAAACAAAATTCATATCCAAATAGAGTACTGTATATATAAGCTTGGCTGTCGTAATTAAAACGGTTAGCAGACCACTTGAAAGAGTTTATATCTTTGGTTGTTTTCAAATCAATTATAAGCTTCTCGTCATGGTTTACAATATCAGCTTTACCCTTCCACATCGCTCCTTCAAGCTCTGCTACACCAGGCTTCTCATACTCAACATCAATGCCCTTGATCAATCCTCTGCATACATCATTCTCCATTATCTTTTGCGTCATCAATTCTATTTGGTCAACTTCTTTTTGTAATAAGCAAAGTTCACCGCCAGACATTTCTTTATAAGCTTTTGTATTTCTTGTACTGCTTTCGATAACCTTATATTTCTTTAACTTGTTAGGTTCGAGTATCGCAGTATGGAAATATCCACCTACTAAAAATGCTGGACTTGGTTTGGATTGTTGTCCAAGTGCTAAAGGATTATTAAGCAAAGTTCTTATATCACTATTGCTAAGAAATTGTTTACCAAAATCTCCATAATAGTTTTCATCTTCTCTAAGCTTTTCAATAATCGCTTCTTTGTTCATATTATCCGAATTAAATCGTATTTAGTTTGTTAACTTGACTTTCGGTTAACGCGTATTTAGCTTTAATAGCATCTAATTTACCACCAGCTTTAATATAACCTACAGCTTTTTCAATATCATTAAGCGTTGGCTTATTTGTTTTTGGAGCTGTAAATTTCTTTTTGCCATGATCATTAGTTGCATCGCTATCCTGTGTGTCATCTATTAATAATAGATTACCCAAAGCATACTTCTTAGCATAACTCGACGCACTACCAAATTGTTGTGGAGTCTGCATACCTTTTTGGTTGAGATCCACACCAACTATCGCAACAGCCGATACTTCCATACCTTTATCATCCATCAACTTTGCAGTTGTTTGAATTATAGGCATAGGATTAGTTTCAATTAATTCTTCATTAATTGTGACTGCAACTCCTAACTCTAAGAGAAAGGGTTTTATGCTTTCGAGAATGTCTTCGGCACTTCTGAAGTAATACTTGCCGAATGAATTAAATCTACTTTTCTTCGATTTAAATTTTGTTTGCAGGTTTGCAAGTTTCTGGTTTATGGTCATAATAATATAATTACATATTTTAAATTAAACTTAAACGGTTTTGAGCACCGTAACTTACAGGTAATCAAGCACTTGTGAACTATCTACATTATCGATAAGCACTTGTATAGCATCGCGTTTTATCTGTGAAATGCGTACATGTGCAGTTAGTACATTGATACCCACCTTAGCTGCGATTTCATTAGCGGAATGCTTATCACAGTCTAGTCCATAACCTAATCTTAATACATCATATTGTACTGGTGTTAAGTGTTGTCTCATTAACGATAGTAAATAAGTATTAAGTAAAGCTATATTATATGGTTCTGACTTATCTATAACTTGATAAGCCATATTGTCTTCATCGCCAGGTGGCTTTGAATCAATACTAGAAAATATACTATTGAAAAACATAGCAACCATCTTTTCATCTTTTGGATTCTTGCGTATTTCATTTAGTTTATGTTCTGGTATTCTTATATCGCCTCTATTTGTATCTACGGCTCTTCGTATTGCGCCCTTTATTCTTTTTGATAGAAACGACTTTAATGTTTTTTCTTGGTCATCAGACTTAGCTAAAAGCTCTCGATCAAGTTTAGTTACAGCAGCACATAATCCTAACGCACCTTCTTGTAATAAGTCATTAATACTTAATACACCTGAGGCTTGATCTGAGGTTGATTGTTTTCTTGCTAACGTTTCAACAAGCGGAAGAAAATTGATTTCAATTTCTTTGTTTGTTAAAAAACAATAATCACCATCAACAGGTTTTTTAACCCGCTTGAGCTGTGCTTCAACATCTTTTTTATATCTAACGTAGTTAGCTATATTATATTTTCTCATATCTCTTTATTTAGTAATTCTTTTTCAAGTTTTAATTGTCTGCCAATATTTCTGTATATAGTTCGTGTTGAACATTTAAAATAATCAGCAAGTTTTTTGTATGTTATAACCTCTTTCATTTCATTTATATCCATCATAGCATCGTAGATCATATCTCTGGTAATCATTTTACTTCGGCCTATTAACTTGCCTACAATGCTTAGCTTCTCACTTAGTTTTAATAATGTATACGGTTTGAATATAACTTTACGTATACGATTTTTTGGTGGCGTATCACCTGCTCCGAATACTTCTTTAATCATGTTGTTAAGCACTTTTTGTTTCATAAAGAATGTAACGAAACCATTTTCTTTGTTTGCAATAAAATTAAATACAGATCGCATGTCGTCTTCAAGTGAAACTTCATCGCCTTCGATGCCATCATAATTTAAATAATACAATACTAGAAAATGCCACTTCAAAGATTTATATGTAGTAATCTTTGCTTTACTTCTGAATAAGCTATAGCATTGATACGTACCTTCCGCGTAGTAATCATATAGATCAGTTGACTCGGTTGGTATGTCTGTGATAGGGTTACGATAATATATTACTCGCCTATCATTCAGCCACTTCATGTTTCTGTCCTGTGACATTAGCTTATTACTAATTATTATTTATTAGCTTTCGTCGCTCTTCGCTTTCTTAGCTTCTTTATTTTATCTTGTAAACCGAATAAGTTTACTTTGTATTGATGCAATATATGTTTTCTCATTTTGCTCATAATCTTTTAGTGTTATTTGTTCTGGTCCTTCAATTAATAGTTCTATATTTGCTCTTGAATAATACTCTTGCTCAGGCCAATTTAACCACCTGGTTTTCAGTAAAGTATAATCATCTGGTGGCAGATCTACTGCCCACACCATAGTGGCATAACAGCTAATTATAGCCGCAAACACCATTAAAGTAACGGTCCATAACATCCGTTGGAACCGTATTAAATTCATAGGGTATTTCATTTTTATTACAAATTTTTCGTTTATCAATTATATAGTATCTCCAATAACCGTGTATAGCATTTTGACGTTTATGTTCGTCCGGCATACACTGTGGAGGCTGTTCAAATTTTTTGGTCGGCATTTCAGATGGTGGATGCAATAGTGGTTCGGAGCACTTATCAATAGTTAAGTGACGTTTGCCATATCGCTTAGTATATTCATCGCCTAATGCTAACATGTGTTCGTATAGCCAATAGTAGTGATGAGTATTCTCGCGCACCCAAATGGTAGACGGATGATTGTAATGTACTTTTTTGTAAGGTACATTATCATATCCGAAATGATGGTGTGCAGTACACAACATCTGAGCCGACTCTAATATCATTTTAACCTTATGCTTGTCATATACATAACTAGCGGCGGTTATTGGTGATTCGTGTAAATAAAATATATTCATTACATATCTTTAAGATGTTTGTTTATAATTAGATCTGGAACTGTTTTAGACGTGCCTAATACATCTTTAACTTTTTCAATATAGTTAACAGCATCCATTAATTCTTCTTGTATATGTGTTAGCCATACGTCAAGAGGTTGATCGTCGTCTTTAAGTGTAACACCGTATTTTTTAAAACCAACATCAGATCGGTTTTTAAATTTTTGTACTACTCTATCAATTATTACGTCTCTACTCATATCTTTTATTATTTAATCTGTTATAGTGTTTGTCTAATAAGAGGTTTGCTACCTCCTCTGAGATCATGTTTTCGCTGTATAGTTGCCAAATAAGTTTGCTCATCTTTAATTTGTTTTTGTATTATATTAAAATATCTATCTCCTAATGAATCATTCATAATTTCTAATTGCTTTAAACATTGGGTGTCTGTAGCTACCAGCATTAGTTCGCTGGAAGTATGTAAACGTAGCACGCTGGCCAATATAATCGCCTATATTGTTTAGCATATTAGCAAGATCTTTGTAGTTATAGCCTTTGCCGGGAGGGCAACCAAACTTATTACCATCATCGTCTCGCATTAGAAATTTACCGAGCGTGCCTGAACGCTTACCTTGACCAATTTCGTAGCCCACAATTGTTGCTTCTGCGTCGCTAAAGTCTTTGAACTTCATTAGCCCGTATGATCGGCCGTGCTTATATAAAGCGCTACCGTCACGGAGTATGGAGCCCTCGTAACCATCAGAAAGAAATTCGTTCATGTGATAGTACAACGCTTCGTCATGTTTACGTACTTTGTATGCTGGTACATATTTAACTTGTACGTCATATATATCAGCTACGGTTAGATTATTCATTCTGGTTTTGTAGTTGTCGTACATTGTACCGTCGAAATAATCGTATACATGAAACTGAACAAGGTGTTGTGCATCTCGTCTATCTTCTTCGGTTGGCTTTTGCTTTCGTACAAGCGATACGATCTTTTCAAAATCGTTTTTCAACTTGTGATTATATAATTCGCCATCGAGCACTACATCTGGTTGTTGTTCAAAGAAAGGTTTAAGAGCCATTTCAATATGTTTTAGGTTCATAAACTTTTTATTGTTACGCGAGTATGCACCATCAGCAGTAAATAAACATCTGATGCCATCGAGCTTTGGTTGTATGTAGTAGCCTTCTGATTGTGTATAATCAACTCTGTCGATATTAAACTTGTGGGCTAGCATTGGTTTCATCATAATTGGTTTCTTAAGTAATTAATTCTTTTTTTCATTATAGCAGCTTTTTCGTATTCTTCATTTTCTTCGTACTTTTTCATAACTAGTTTTAGCTGTTCTATTTCTTCCTGTATAACTTCTTGTGTATTTTGTATTTTATACCTAGGTTTATCTTCCTTTTGTCGCATGACATCAGCTCCGTAATTAGCTGTTTCAGGGTTAATAAACTCATCATATAAATCAATTTTTATTCTATTATATAATGCTTGGTATTCTTCTTCACTCATATTTATATTATCCATATCACTTCGTGTTTAGTCTGTATCTTGTTTCATTATTAGCAAAATCTGTATAACCGGGGTTTATATTTTCCGCATATTTATCGATGATTTGTTGTGGTGTATAGCAAAATACATTTGTATTACTATATTGATTCCAACAACTAATCCATATATCTTTTTTACCAGTCCATATAATATATGTATATTGATGGTCTATATGTTGATGATCGGAATATAGGTAGCAACTGTCATAATAATGATCGTGTACCAGCTTTGCCGCTAATGCACTACCATCTTGTCTATTGTTAGCTAATACCCAGTTTGCTAATTGTACACCTTGCCATTCAGGATAACCATCATGGTGTAAATACATATTTACATAGCTATTGTCTGAGTATACACAGGGATCGGCAGCGAAGCCTTCACTATGTTCTTTTGCGTGTTCTCGGTCTACGACCATTGTTACATTTCTTGTTGCCATATTATTCTTCTTCTATATATTCGTGTCCATTTTCGGTTAGCATATCAACTTTGTCTGCGTGTAAATCTTCATACACTCCTGACCACCATTCGGCTAGCATAAAATCCATATCAGATTCCATTTCATCCCATACATGGTCAGCAATCCATACATCTTGATAGTTACATAGTGATTCTAAAGCTCGTTCAGCGAACTCTTCACCAGCTGCATAGTAATATATATCACTGCCAAAATCTTTAACACCATTGTGATCGCTTGTTACAGCATATACATCATAACTGTCTGCAGTTGTTTCAGTATATATTAATAAGCCCTCACCGCCTTTAGCCCAACCAGAAGTATAATCTAGTTTAGCACTATATTCGATGTCAATATATTCAAGAATCCAGTTCATATCTGGTTCTTCCATAATGCCGTCGATTCTTAGCATTTCAGCGACGTCATCGTAATCATAGGTCTTGTTTTTCATTTATTAAATTTAGTATGTATTCGTAGGTTTCTTTCTGTCTTTTCTTATATTCAATGACACTTAAATGTAGTTCCATTGGTATAAATTTAGTAGCTAAACCGTTATCAATATCAAACTGATCGGCTACTATTTCGTTGTCTATTGCTTTTATTTTAGCGTAAACTTTATCGTAAGCTCGTGTATTAAGACTCATCTTCAATAATATTTTTACCGTAACAAAAAGAATTATAAGAGAAATCATTACTTGTAATGTTAGCCCATAAAAATAAATCTTTCATGTTCTCGATAGTTAATTCATGCCAACTGTGTTTTGACATTAGAGTGTATTTAAGTCTACTAACGCTGTTATATTTTTCAACGCTTTCGTTCAGTTTTGTTCTGAATTCTGGTTTTAGTCTTTCGTATAAATTTTTCATATTCAATTATATTATCCGTGTTAGTTCGTGTTTAGTTTGTATCAAACCATTTCCTCATATATACCGATTAACTCACTGGTTACCAGCGTTATACATGCCGCTACTATATTGAAAGGTATTAGCGTATACCCGGCAATTCTTACTATGCTCTTCAGAATTGACACATAAAAATGTTTCGTTGCATTTGGATATTCCATTAGTTGCGCTGGCCGGATTCGAACCGACGACCTTCGGGTTATGAGCCCGACGAGCTGGCCACTGCTCTACAGCGCTATGTCAGAGGACACCACCATACTTCATAGGAATTACGTGCCCTCGTATTATAAAAGGTGAGGCGGACAGCACTGGAATGTCGTACGCAGTCTCTGTTTATACTGTCTTTCTTACTTCAACGCCAACGACCACGCATTTGTGGGTACGACGTTTTAGTCTTCCAACCTTAAACCTCACCTATTTTGATGTGTAATACACTTCCGTACGCTCACATATGCCCGTCAGCAGTCGGCACCACATACACACCAGTATTATTTTCTTCGCCAAGCTTTATGTACTGAAGCTGACACTTCTTGCGAAACGATCTGTACTTCTAGCACTTGTTTGTTTGCGATAATTGGTACATAACTATATTGTTGTGTTGTACTACAATTAACACAGGTATTGTAACCTAGCTTGACTCTACCAATTGGTATTATATTATTGCATTTACATTTTCTCATACAATTATATTATCCATCATTGGTCGTATTTAGTTCGTGATACATCATTTCGATCGCTCTGGACATGACGTGAGAATGTAT